ATTATGTTGGTTACTATGATACAGAAAACTTTGTAAGATATTACACAGTTGTAAATGATGGTCGTGTAACTTCAGATATTAAACACACATATAAAGGGTTCAAACCATTTTATCGTACTATTATTGCTGCCCCTGTTGGGCCTAACGAATTTAGAGGATTATAATAATGCCACTACCAAAGAAAATAAAAAAAGATATTAGTTTAATTGAGAAGAAAACACTTCTTCCAAGAAGACATGAGATTGCTGATATGATTTCACAAGATGGGACATATCTTCCTAAATCTTTATTACATCCAGATTTGGATAGAGGTTTTTTAGATTTTGTTCGTGATGAATTAAAATGTGTTGTTGAAGGAAAAACAATACCTATGGTTGATATTTTAGTAACAACACAAAATTGGTCACAATTTACTGAAACTTGGGACTTCCAAAACATTGATAAAAATGTTGAACCTCCTTTTATTGCAGTTGTGAGAGCTCCGGAAGTTGAATATGGTAATAACCCGTCAATTACTACATACACAATCCCAAATAGAAGACAATATTTTTATGCTAAAGTTCCAACTTGGGACGGACAAAGACATGGAATGGATATCTATAAAATTCCACAACCAGTACCGGTTGATATAAAATATACTGTCGTTATTGTATGTAATAGGATGAGAGAATTAAATAGGTTTAATCAAACTGTTATTACAAAGTTTTCATCAAAGCAAGCATATCAAGTTATCAAGGGTCATTATATTCCAATTATTAGAGGAACTATAACAGATGAGTCGGTTCTAGATCTTGAGAAAAGAAAGGTTTATTTACAAAAATATGAAATGACATTACAAGGTTTTTTAATTGATGAGGATGAATTTGAAATTACCCCGGCAATCACAAGAACTTTTCAAATGTATGAAACAGAAAGTAAAATTAAAAAAAGAAAACCAAAAAAACCGGAACCACAAATACCGTCAACTTATTTCCCGATTTTTCCTATTGGTAATTTAGTTAGTGTTCAAAAATTTGATTATACAGTTAATTTAAGATTATCTGAAAATAAAAATGTAGATTCATTCCAAGTTTATATAAACGATGATTTTTATGGAACTAGTGTTACAGAAATACAAATTAATACTGGCGACGAATTAAGAATTGTTGTTACAAAAGATGATAATACAAAAGAGTCAGATATTATTTTTACTCAAGAATTAATTTAATTCTCACCGTATATATCTTTTTTTTCTTTACATTTTTCAATTATTAAGTTCTCTAAAAATTTATACATCTTAATACCTCTCTTATCACAATATCTTTTTAGTATCTCATGAGACTCAACAGATATCTTTAAATTTTTTATCTTTTTAGGTTCTTTATCCATAGGTAGAAAAAAGGTAGAAAAAAATCATACCAAGATATAAATAGTTTTAATTAAGTAAAGTTTTTGGTATAAATAAGAATATTTATTAATAAAAATAAAATTTAAACTTAAAAATTAAAACCTATGGCAACTAACAGTAAAGTATTTGTATCACCTGGTGTCTATACTTCTGAAGTGGATTTAAGTTTTGTAGCACAAAGTGTTGGTGTTACAACTCTCGGTATCGCCGGAGAAACTTTAAAAGGTCCCGCTTTTGAACCTATTTTCGTAAGAAATTTTGACGAGTATCAGACTTACTTTGGTGGAACATCTCCTGAAAAATTTGTTAATACACAAATTCCGAAATATGAAGCATCATATATCGCAAAAGCTTATTTACAACAATCAAATCAATTATTTGTAACAAGAATTCTTGGACTATCTGGGTATGATGCTGGACCGTCTTGGTCTATTGTTACTAAAGCAAATGTTGATCCAACTACGGTTGACTTCTTATGTTTTAGTGCGGTAACAGACCCAACTAATGTATGTGACACTATTTGTGTTATTCCTAGTGCTGTTACATATACTGTAACATTTACAGGTTGTACAAGTGGTATTGATACAATATCATTTGAAACTGAATTTACAAAAGAGATTGAGTCAATTTTAGATGAACAATATGAAAGTTTTGATGGAACTGTTGACACAATTGATAATGACATTAAAAGTTTAATTAATAATGTTCTTACAAGTGTTGACCCATTTACAACAAAAGATAACACAATAAGTTATTTTGGAACTATCTGGGGTGATGATTATGATGTTTTATCAACAGTATTTTCCGCTGAAACAAACGTATATGATGTTCCTTCAATTTCAAGTACATTAACAGATTATACATCACCTTTTAATGACGCTTGGTATTATTCTCAATTTGATAATACAGGTAATAGTGCTTATTCTGGTTTTTCATTCTTTACATATATTGAAGATTTAGAAATGATTGTACCTGTTACAACAACATCAACAACATTAACACCAACCCCAACTCCTTCAGCTTCACCAATTAACCCTTGTGTTACACCAACTCCATTTGCTTCACCAACACCAACACCAACTCCCGTTAATGTTGATTGTTTTTCTGGAACAGTTAGAGTTAAAGTATATTACTATAGTGGAACATCATTTACTGATTATGATGATTTAGTTGTTGGAACATTAAGATCAAGAGGTATTGCAAATTATTCAGATGGAAATAACCCTGTTTATGAAGTATCTGACATTTCAAATGTTAACTTAAATATGACTGGTCAATATGTTGGTGTTCTTAAAAATCCATATTTACCATTTGCCATTAATGTTACAAATGATTCTGGAACAAACTTTATATTTGAAACTTCGTTTGCTCAATCAGATTCTCAATATATTGCAAAAGTATTTGGTGGAACAAACTTTGGTAAACCAAGACAATCTACACCATTATTCTTAGAAGAAAGATTCCAAGCTCTTTTAAACTACGGTTGGAGAAAAGGTTTCATCAGAGGTTTAAGTTCTGAAATTGTTGCATTAGATTCGGCACAAAGTGAAAGTCCACAATCTATTGGGTGGTATTTAGATAAATATCAATCACCAAGTTCACCTTGGGTTGTATCAGAATTGAGAGGTACAAAAACATTTAACCTATTTAAATTCTATACAATTTCTGATGGTAATTCAGCAAACTCAGAAGTTAAGATTTCATTTATTAATTTATCATTTGCTAATAGAACGTTTGATATTTTAGTAAGAGATTATTTTGATGTGGATTCAAATCCAGTAGTTCTTGAAAAATTCACAAACTGTTCAATGGACCCATCACAAAATAACTTTGTTGCAAAAAAGATTGGAACATTAGATGGTGAATATGAATTGAATTCTAAATACATCATGGTTGAAATAAACGAAGATGCTCCAGTTGACTCAATACCTTGTGGATTTGAGGGTTATACATTTAGAGAGTATTCTGGCGTTAGATCACCATTCCCAATCTATAAAACTAAATATGATTTCCCAGGTGAAGTAGTTTACAATCCACCGTTTGGTTTATCATCAGGTGGTGATGATGCTATCAGATCTTCTGGTGATAATATTAGAAGAACATATCTTGGATTCTCAAATAGTATTGGTTTTGATACAAGTTTCTTTGAATATAAAGGAAAAAGAAACCCTTTAACAACTTGTGATTTAGAAGGTAATGAATGGTCTTACAGAACAAGAGGATTCCACATGGATCAATTTGCTAGTGGTATTACAATTTCTAGTGGATTTGCAACAAGCGGAACACCAAAATATTATGTGGGAGCAGCATCGTTCTCTTCTGAACCAACAGATATTAATAGCCCATACTATAGATTGTTTTCAAGAAAATTCACTTTACTTGTTAATGGTGGATTTGATGGATGGGATATCTATAGAGAATACAGAACAAATGGTGATAAATATGTATTAGGTCGTCAAGGATTCTTAAATGGTGCTTGTGTTTCAGATAGATATCCAGATGCTAAAGGATGGGGCGCATTTAAACAAATCACAATCGGTGATGGAACTGTTGATTATGCAAACACTGACTACTACGCATACTTGTTAGGTATTAAAACATTTGCAAACCCAGAAGCTGTTAACATTAATGTATTTGTATCTCCAGGAATTGATTATGTAAATAACAGTGACTTGGTTGAAGCTACTATTGACATGATTGAAAATGAAAGAGCTGATTCATTATATATTGCAACAACTCCTGACTACAATATGTTTGTCGCATCAACAACTGAAGGTGATAATTTAATTTACCCTCAAGAAGCTGTTGATAATCTTGAACAAACAGGAATTGATTCTAACTACACGGCAACTTACTACCCTTGGGTATTAACAAGAGATAGTGTTAACAATACACAAATCTATATTCCTGCAACAGCTGAAGTTACAAGAAACTTAGCTCTTACTGATAATATTGCATTCCCTTGGTTTGCAGCGGCAGGTTATACTCGTGGTATTGTAAACTCAATTAAAGCTCGTAAGAAGTTAACACAAGAAGACAGAGACGTACTTTATGTTGGTAGATTAAACCCAATTGCTACGTTTGCAGATGTTGGTACCGTAATCTGGGGTAACAAAACTCTACAAGTAAGAGAATCTGCTCTTGATAGAATCAACGTAAGAAGATTATTACTACAAGCTCGTAAATTAATATCTGCAGTTTCAGTAAGATTATTATTTGACCAAAACGATGAACAAGTAAGACAAGATTTCTTGAATGCTGTTAACCCAATCTTAGATGCAATCAGAAGAGATAGAGGTTTATATGACTTTAGAGTTACTGTATCAAGTGACACTGAAGATTTAGATAGAAATCAACTAGTTGGTAAAATCTATATCAAACCAACAAGATCTCTTGAATTTATTGACATTACATTCTTTATTACTCCAACCGGAGCTTCTTTTGAAGATGTATGATAAATTTAAAAAAATAGGAAAATGGGGGTCAGTGATCCCCATTTTTTATTTAATGTAATATTTATTAACATGAATTATAGAAAAATAGTTAAAAGATTAATTAATGAGATTATTGACGATGAAAATT